TGGATGAGGCAGATTATCTAAACCCACAATCCACACAGCCTGCGTTGCGTGGTTTTATTGAGGAGTTTAGTAGAAACTGTGGTTTCATTCTAACCTGTAACTTCAGAAATCGTATTATTGAACCATTGCACAGTCGGTGTTCTACAGTGGAGTTTCGTATTCCAAATGCAGAGAAACCACAACTTGCAATGGGTTTCATGAAACGTGTACAACACATTTTGGAGACTGAAAATGTTAAATCGGATGAAAGAGTTGTGGCAGAACTTATCAACAAATTTTTCCCAGATTGGAGAAGATGTCTCAACGAACTACAAAGATACTCTGCAACAGGTAATATTGATGCTGGAATCCTCGTCAATCTATCAGACACTTCTATCAAAGAACTTGTATCATTTATCAAGGATAAAGACTTCAAGAGTTGTAGAGAGTGGGTTGTTCATAATCTGGACAATGACCCTCATAGGATATATCGTAGGGTTTATGATAGTCTATCTGGTAATGTACCAGACAGCGCTATTCCTCACTGTGTTCTCATACTTGGGAATTATTCTTATAAGTCTGCCTTTGTTGCTGACCAAGAAATTAATCTCTTGGCTTGTCTCACGGAGATGATGATAGAAGTTCCTTTCAAATGAGTTATGAACTAAAGGAATATTTAAAGACTATCAACAAGACAAAAGAAAACCTTATGGAAGGTGAAGATGAAATGTGGGAAAAGAAGTATCCTGCTTTCATCATCAACAAATGTCTTGCTCCTACAGGTATGAAAGAATGTCTTCTTGTTAATGAGTTGAATGAACTTCACCACCTTGATAACAAACTACAATATGACTTTTTACTAAATAGTTTAAGGAGTATGAATCGATATGCTCCTTGGATGAAGGCGAAGAAGTCTAAAAACTTAGAGTATGTAAAAGAATATTTCGGATACAGTAACGAGAAGGCGAAAGCCGCTCTGGATGTTTTAGATGATGAACAAATCGCCCTTATAAAAAGTAAATTGAATAAAGGTGGAAGAAAATGAATGAAACATCGTGGAGTCCAGAGGAGATGTTGGAAGTCCGTCTGAATGAACCAGACGATTTCCTCAAGGTTAGAGAAACCTTGTCTCGTATTGGAGTTGCTTCTCGCAAAGATAAAACACTCTTTCAGTCTTGCCATATCTTGCATAAGCAAGGTAAATATTACATTGTACATTTCAAAGAATTATTTGCATTAGACGGCAAGGATACAAACTTGTCTGAAAATGATATTGCAAGAAGGAATACAATCACTAATCTTTTAACAGATTGGGGATTGGTAGATGTTGTGGGAACAACAAAAGTCGAGGCAGCACCCCTGTCTCAAATCAAAGTAATCAGTTTCAAGGAAAAGAACGATTGGAAACTTGAAACAAAATATAACATTGGAAAAAAGAAAGAAAGTGAGTAATTATGAAACCAGGCGATTACATTATGGAGGCTGCAAGGAAGCAGGCCGAAGGAGAAGTTGCAGTACATATTGCAAATATTAAAGTATACCAAACAATGCCCGCTGGTATTGGCGAGCATTCTGACGTAACAGAAGCAGTTATTGAAGAGTTGAATAAACTTGCAGCTGCAGATGACAGACTTGAAATGATTAATAAGTACTTCAAAGAAGAACAAAAGAATCTTTTCTCTTGACAATCACACAATAAGGTGATATAACTATATTATGCGTTTTTATACTAATGTTGTCCAATGGGGCAATCAAATCCTCGTAAGAGAATACAAGAATGGTGAGAGACTTAATCACAAGGTTAAGTACTCACCAACTTTGTATGTTCCTGTCCAGAAAGAAACTGGATGGAAAACCCTTGACGGTAAGAATGTCATGCCATACAAACATGACACAATCAAGGGTGCAAAAGAATTCATCAAACAATACGAAAACCAATCCCATCTAGTTTTTGGATTGGATAGATTTGCATACACATATCTTGCTGACACATATCCTCATACAGTAGATTGGGATAGTGACAAGATTCTTGTGGTTACAATCGACATCGAAACACAGTGTGAAAATGGTTTCCCAGACCCAGAGAAAGCAGAAGAAGAAATGCTTTCTATCACTATCAAAAATCAGACAACCAAGAAGATTGTTGTTTGGGGTATTGGTGATTACAAAAATGACAGAGAAGATGTAACATACATCAACTGTTCCAATGAGAATGAACTACTTGCACAGTTCATGAACTTCTGGGTTAAACATTATCCAGATGTAGTCACTGGATGGAATACAGAATTCTTTGATATGCCGTTTCTAGTCAATCGTGTTACCAAGGTTCTTGGTGAAGACCGAGCGAAAGAGTTTTCTCCTTGGGGTATTGTCAATGCACGTTCTGTTTACAATCACGGTAGACAACAACAGACATATGATATCGGTGGTGTTGCAAACCTTGACTATCTTGCACTATATCGCAAATTCACATATACAAATCAAGAATCATATCGTCTTGACCACATTGCTTTTGTGGAGTTGGGTGAGAAGAAGAATGAAAACCCATATGATACTTTCAAAGATTGGTATACAAAAGACTATCAATCATTCATTGACTACAACATTGTTGACGTTGAACTTGTTGACCGTCTGGAAGATAAGTTGGGATTATTACAGTTATTGTTTACTATGGCCTACGAGGCAAAGGTCAACTATGAAGATATTTTCGGTACAGTTAAGTATTGGGATGTCATGATTCATAACTACCTCAAGAACAAGAAAGTTGTTGTTCCTCAAAAATCATTCTCAGCAAAGTCTGACAAGTATGAAGGTGCATATGTGAAAGACCCACAGGTTGGTCAACACAAATGGGTTATGTCGTTTGACTTGAACTCATTGTATCCACACTTGATTATGCAATACAATATGTCACCAGAAACACTTGTTACTGGTAACTACATGAAACTTGATGTAGATACGATGTTGAAAGAAACACCAATTGATATTCCAGAGAGATGTACCATTACACCAAATGGTGCATTGTATCGCACTGACAAGAGGGGTTTCCTTCCAGAGATGATGCAAGATATCTATGATGACCGTACTATCTACAAGAAAAAGATGTTACAGGCAAAACAAGATTATGTTGACACCAAAGACCCCAAGTATCAAAAGTACATAAGTCGTTATCATAACATTCAGATGGCAAGAAAGATTTCACTGAACTCTGCTTATGGTGCGATTGGTAATCAGTACTTCAGATATTATGACCTTGCGATTGCAGAAGGTATTACAACTGCTGGTCAGTTGTCTATTCGTTGGGTTGAAAAGAAGGTTAATCAGTATCTAAACAAACTGTTAGGTACTAATGATGATTATGTAATTGCATCTGATACAGATTCTATTTACGTTACATTCGATGCACTTGTTGACAAAGTAAAACCAAATGACGTTGTTGGTTTCCTTGACACGATTGCAAAGGAAAAGATTGAACCGTTTATTGACAAGTCATACAAAGAACTTGCAGACTATGTTCAAGCCTATGACCAAAAGATGCAGATGAAACGAGAAGTGATTGCAGACAAAGGTATCTGGACTGCAAAGAAAAGATACATTCTGAATGCATGGGATGTTGAGGGTGTTCGATATCAAGAACCTCAACTGAAGATTATGGGTATTGAGGCAGTCAAGTCATCTACGCCTGCACCTTGTCGTGAGAAGATTAAACAGGCATTGAAGATTATCATGTCTGGTACGGAGAAAGAACTGAATACATTTATTCAAGATTTTCGTAAAGAGTTTATCAATATGCCAATCGAAGAGATTGCGTTTCCTCGTTCTGTGAATGGTATCAAGAAGTTTGGTTCTTCTCATTCTATCAGTCAGAAGGGAACACCAATGCATACGAAAGGTGCATTACTCTATAACCACCTTATCAATAAAAACAAACTTGGTAATCGTTATCCTTTGATACAGGAAGGTGACAAGATAAAATTTATTCAGTTACGACAACCAAATCCATTTGGACAAAACGTAATATCATTTATTACTAATGTTCCAAAAGAACTTGACATTCACAAGTATATCGACTATGATATACAGTATGAGAAAAGTTTCATTGAACCGTTGATTTTTATCACTGACAAGATTGGTATTCATATTGACCGTTCCTATGGAACACAAACAACACTAGAAGACTTCTTTTCATAGAAGAATATATAGTGTATACAAACTAATAAGAGTGGTCGCTGACCTTAATCTTGTTGGGGAGTAACTATAAAAAGGCCAATGGTGGCCGTTAATTTAGGAGAAACTAAAATGTTAGAATATATAAGAGCGTTTGCTGATAGAGAAGTAAACGTAAATGATTACACACCACGGTTTGTTAACAACCCAGACCCAGCATTAACAAAATATAACAACCTATCGTTCCAGAAATTTTCTTGGGAATATATTGGTGATATTGACCCAAATGACAGGTCAACATGGCCCGAAGGTTTTGATAATGAGGGTATTAGGTCACAACAAAGTTCTACTATGGATAAGGAAGAACTTGCATATGACTTTCGTATAAACGGATGGTCTACTGATTTCTTTCCACCAATCAAAAAAACAAATGGTGAGTGGGAAGATGGAAGAACAAGAATTCTTGCAGCAAGACTGAATGGTGAAGAATATATTCCATCTGCACTATTCCATTCAACTTCACTAACACCAGTATCAGATGCAGTTGCAAATGGACTAATCGCAAATAACCACAAGAAAGCAAGACCGTCTGGAATGGCAGATTTTGTAGATGGTGGTATTAAAGCTGTTTCCTCTGGAGAAGTTGCAAGAACCTCAGATGCTATTATGAATTATCTTATTGTGAAAGCAAAAATCGAACAACGATTTGATAATAGTTCTGGTATCTGGACAAAAATTGTCAACACAATTATAGAAAGAACATCAAAAGAAAAAGACTTAGTAGATAATAGAGATGGTGATGAATGGAGAACATCTTTTGTTTCTAATATGCCAGAGTATAAAGGAAATCCAAAGTCTGCTCTGATTCTGATGGCAAACACTGGTAACTCTGCATGGAAATATTTCTTTGACCATGTTCTTCCAAATTCTGGTACACCAAGACCATTAATTCTGTATACGAATAATACATCTCAAGCAAGATGCTCAAATGATGTTCAGTTCTTTATTGACAAGGTTATAG